TTTCGTAAAAGTGCCACATGGAATAATGCTGTCCCAAATGTGAATTATTCAAAGTCATTAGAACACAAAAGAGAAAATCATACGTCACACCCAACCATGAAGCCTGTTGCCCTTATTGAAAATCAATTAAAGATTGCGTCAAATACCAGAAGTATAGTTATAGACCTATTTGGTGGTTCAGGCAGCACCATGATTGCTTGCGAGAAAACAAGCCGAAATGCTTATTTAATGGAACTTGATCCAAAATATTGTGATGTAATAGTTAAGCGGTGGGAAGATTACACCGGGAAGAAAGCAGAACTTGAAAAGAAGGAAGCTGCATAATGGCAAGACCAAGTATTAAAATAGACAACGATCTGTGCTTAAAGGCAGAATCTTTAGCAGCACAAGGATTAACCTCAGACCAAATAGCATCTGTACTTGGTATGGGAGAATCAACCTTATATGAAAAACAGAAGCAATATCCAGAGTTTTCAGAGGCTATAAAAAAGGGAAGAAGTAAAGGCATCGCAACCATAACCAATACTCTATTTAATAAAGCAAAGTCTGGCGACAACACAGCGATGATTTTCTATCTTAAAAACAGAGCTGGTTGGAAAGACAAAGTTGAAACAGAACACTCAGGAGAGATTGGACAAAACCTTAATTATATAGTGCGACTACCCTTAATCCCGGAGGATAGTGAATCATGGGCGGATCAGTACACACCAGCAAAACTAGACAGTTAATAGCTTGGAGTCCTCAACCTGGTCCACAAACAGCTTTTGTTAGTTGTCCTTGTTTCAGTATTTTATTTGGCGGTTCGAGGGGCGGTGGAAAATCTGATGCTCTGTTAGGAGAATGGATAAGCCACGCTGACTTATATGGTGCTGATGCTTCAGGGCTAGTGATTAGACGAGAGAGAACTCAATTAATAGATTTAATTGAGCGTTCTAAAATGATCTATTCTAATCTAGGATGGAAATACGAGGACGTTAATAAATTATGGCGCAGTCCAAATGGAGCAAGACTCCGCTTTGCCTATCTTGAAAGAGACAGCGATGCAAATGGTTATCAAGGCCATAGCTACACAAGACTTTACATAGAAGAAGCTGGAACATTTCCAAGACCAGAACCTATCTATAAGTTGATGGCAACACTCAGGTCAGGCAACAATGTGCCTGTTGGAGTAAGACTAACAGCTAATCCGGGTGGTCCCGGACACAACTGGGTTAAAGCAAAATACATTGATCCAGCCCCACAAGGTTGGGAGATACATAAAGAAATATTTGACGATCCTTTTGGTGGCGAAAGCATTGAAAGAGATTGGGTATTTATTCCAAGCACAGTAAAAGACAATAAATATCTAGGTAAAGACTATATTGCTAACCTTCAGATGGTTGGCTCACCTCAGTTGGTCAAAGCATGGCTTGAAGGAGATTGGAACGTAATCGAGGGTGCTTTCTTCAGCGAGTTTGGTAAGCGCCACATCATAGAACCTTTTGAAATCCCAGAGCATTGGACACGATTCATAAGCATGGACTGGGGAAGTGCTGCACCTTTTAGTGTTGGTTGGTATGCAGTATCAGACGGCTCAATAGAAGGCATCTCAAAGGGTTGTTTGGTTAAATATCGTGAGTGGTACGGCACAAGAGAGCCTGGAAGTAATGTTGGTCTTAAACTGACAGCAGAAGAAGTTGGTGCCGGGATCGTAGAAAGAATGGCCGAAGATGAAAGGCTTGATGATGCGGTACTCGATCCATCTGCCTTTGCAAGAGATGGTGGTCCTTCCCATGCAGAACGAATATACGAAGCATCCGGGAATGTAATCAGCTTCAGAAGAGCTGACAATAAGCGGGTATCAAGAAAAGGTGCAATGGGTGGCTGGGATAATCTCCGGGCAAGACTAAAGCCTGAACCACCAATGATTCTATTCTTTTCAACGTGTACCGAAACAATTAGAACGATTCCAATGATGCAACACGATGTCCAAAGGCCAGAGGACGTTGATACTGATGGCGAGGATCATGCAGCAGACGAAACACGCTACGCTTGTATGTCGAGACCATTTATTAAGAAAGCAAAAGATAAGAAAGAAATAAACCCACAGACGATGAAAGGTCGCTCAGAGCGCACCATTATGCAAATGATTGAAGAACGCAAACGATTAAGACAACAACAAGAGGATTATTGATATGCCATACGGAGAAGGTACTTACGGAAATACAAAAGGCAGACCGCCAAAGAAAAAAAATAACACGAATAAAACAACCAAGAAAAATAAAAATACTGGCTTTATTGGTGAGGTAATGAAACGCAAAGGTTACCCAATGTAATATGATTAATTATAAGAACCCGCTATATGGCGACTCGCCTGAAGATTTAGTCAAGTATTGGCTTGACGAATTAGAAGATTCAGACAAAACAGAAAAAGACTGGCGAGATGATGCTAAAGCGGTTGTTGACATTTATCGTGGCGAGGATGTTTCTTCAACAGCGATTGGTTCAGATGGTCAGAAAATGCGTAAGAATACGTTTAATATTCTTTGGTCGAATATCGAAACATTAAAACCAGCAATATATAACAAGACTCCTGTTCCGAATGTACAGAGAAGATTCAAAGACGAGGACCAGCTTGGCAAAGCTGTGGCACAAGTCTTAGAGCGCTCGCTTGAGTTCATGGTGGATGCCTCAGATTTTGACAGACCAATGAGTGATGCGGTTGACGATTATTTATTAGTCGGTCGTGGTGTTACCAGAGTCAGGTATGTGCCTACCTTTGGAACACCTGAACAGCCTGAAGGTGAAATGCCTGGTGAGATGGAAGAAAATTATGAAGAGCCAGTTGGTGAAGTAGTCAGAGAAGAAGTTGTTGCTGAATCTGTTGCTTTTGAAGATTTCAGAAGAGGAACAGCTAATAAATGGACAGAAGTAAATTGGGTTGGTTTCCAACATAAATTAACGAAACAAGATATTGAAGAGAAGTTTGGCGAGGAAATGGCTGACTCAGTCGGGATAGATGTTTACAAAGAAGAGGATGATACTTATGACAATGAAACAAACCGATCCCAAAGAGAAGGCCGAGTCCGAGTCTGGGAAATCTGGTGTAAAGAAACAAAGAAGGTATACTTTATTGCACCTTCCTTCAAAGACAAACCACTTAAAGAAGCAGACGATCCATTAGGTTTATCCGGGTTCTTCCCGGTGCCAAGACCAATATATACTTTGACAACAACGGATTCATTAATCCCTGTCAGCGAATATTATCTATATAAAACACTAGCGACTGAGTTAAACAATGTCACTAAGCGTATTATTGATATTTTAAAAGGTCTGAGGCTACGAGGAATCTACGACTCCAGGATGTCTGAAATTGAACGTCTGATGGATTCTGGCGATAACAAGATGATTCCGTTAGATGGTGCATCTCAGTATCTCGATGCTGGTGGATTAGATCGTGCAATATGGATGATGCCTATTGACAAATACGTTGGTGTTGTAAATCAACTATATGCGTATCGTCAAAACCTGATTACCTCAATTTATGAGATAACAGGTATCTCCGATGTGCTACGAGGAACTTCAGTTGCCTCTGAGACTGCAACAGCACAAAGCATAAAAGCTAACTACGGCAGCATGAGACTGCAACGCAGACAAAGAGAAGTCCAGCGCTATGCCAGAGATGTTATACGTCTGATGGCAGAGGTTATCGCAGAACAATTCTCAGTAGATACTTTGCAGAAAATGACAGGATTGAATTTCCCGACAGAAGAAGAAAAGGCAATGATGCAATCGCAAATGCAAATGCAGATGCAACAGTTCCAAATGCAAGCCCAGCAGATGCAAATGCAAGGGCAACAACCAGCGCCACCACCGCAACCTGATCCGCAAATGCTCGAAAGATTAGAGCAACCCACATGGGAGCAGATTCAACAAGTCGCAAGAGATGATTTAATGCGTGAGTTTAAGGTTGATATTGAGACTGATTCAACTGTCGCTGCTAACGATGCAGAACAGCAACAGAACATAACCGAACTGTTGACTGGCATTACCTCATTCTTAAGCGGAATAGGACCAGCCGTTGAAAGCGGTGCTGTACCTATGGAAACTGCCAAGTCATTGCTAATGGCAGCGGTTAGACGATTTAAGCTCGGTACAGAAGTTGAGACTGCCGTTGATAAGATTGGCGATCAACCTATACAGAACCCGGAACAACAAACTGGGGAAAGTGGTGAGGCTGAAATGGCTAAACAACAAGCAGAGATGGCCAGACTTCAATCTGAACAGCAAGCTGAAATGGCTAAACAGAAAATGGAACTTGAATTAGCTCAATCTAAACATCAAATGGAAATGCAGAAACTCGAAAGAGAAGCACAAATAGATCAAGCTGACCATCAAATGAAAATGCAAGAGATGCAAGCTAAAGCTCAATCCAAGATAGTAGGATTATAATGCCTAGTTATAAAGAGGAACTTGCAAGATTTTTAAGAGAGCGTGGTGTAGATATTGATGTTGAAAGGTATGTTGAAGAAAGCGAACAAAACGATAGCCCATTAAGTTTTGGAGTATATGGCGGTTATGATCCAACTCAAGTGGGTGTTGAACTGCCAAGTGGCAACGTAAATATAGGACGAGAACAGGCTTTTGCTCAAGGTGGTGTTGGTCTTAATTTAGGCGATCCAGAAGGTGTTAATTTGAGTACAGACTCAAGATTTAATTATTTTAAGGGCGAAGATCAATTACCAAAAGAATTTGGTGGGGAAACCATAAAATATGGTACTGATGGAATAAGATATGGCGGTACTAATGTAAGGCTAGGATTACCAAGTGGACTTAGTGCAACTTGGAATCAAAGACCTGATGAAGATGATGTTTTCAGAATCAATTATAATAGAAGATTTCAAGGATTATAACTATGCACACAAAAATAATAGGATTATAACTATGCCACATAATATGTATCATCAAGAACAAAACAAAACTCTTAGTATGGCAGATTTACTAAGATTAAATAATGTAAATAGTGCAGCGCCAACAAGTATTCCGCCACCTAGCGATCCAAATGTGGTAAGAGAAAACGAAGCAATGTTGATGAACCAAATGAGAGACAATTCTGCGACAGGCGGTGCTTTAGGACAAATTTCTGATGCTGAAATGGGTACAATGGCTGGTGCAATGGGTACAATGGGTGCAATGGGTAATTTAGGTGGGATGGCTACTGAATCTCCGTATAGTCCAACAGCTCTTTCTGAAGAAGATAGGATGTTATTAGATCAAATGATGCGAAATCAAGCAATGTACGGAACTATGTAATGCACGATTTAGGTCACGCAATAAGTCAAGGTATGACAGAAGAAGAATATATGATGATGCTGCGCCAGCAACAAATGGGTGCTAGTCAACAAGCTGGTCCCGGATTAGTACCACCTGTGGTTAATTTACCTGAAGCATATGGATTACCTCAAACAGAATTAGTCGCTCAACAGCCAGATGTCATTGGCTCTTTGCCACCTACAATTACACCAATCGTTGATTCTGGAGCAACTATGACAGATGATCAATTAATGGCATCTTTGCTTCAACCTGAATCTTTCCAAACAGATATGCAAACATTAGCAGACCAATCAGCTTTAGCTAATGCACTTAGAACCATGAGTCCAGACGATCTTGCGTTTACATAATGGCTGGCAAGGGAGATAAAAGAAGAAGAGCAGCAATTTCAACTGCTCAATTTGAGGAAAACTTTAATAAGATATTTAGTGTTCCGAAAGAAAAAAGGGCTGGTCGATATAAGCTCGATAAAGAAACCAAGAAACTAATACCGAGCCATGAGTGGTACGAGAAGTATGGCGACAAAACAGGCAAAACTCATTATGTAATGGGAGATATTGAACCTTATCAAAGCCCTGTTGACAACAAGGTTATTAACTCAAGGAAAGACTACCGGGATGATCTGAAACGTAATAATTGCAGAACATACGAAGGTTATGAGCAAGAAAAGAAATACGC